TGTGTTTGACAGAAAAGATAAGAATACTAATCGTGGAGAATATTCTACTCTTTTTAAGAAAAGAATGAAAACACATTTCTCTAATCTTGAAACTAAAAAAGAAAAGTTCAGAGAAAAAAAATATGAATTATTTCATGAGAAGTATTGTCCAGAGTTTAATATCGAAAAACAAATTTTTGTTTATGTGACTGTTCCTGGTTCAGATGTTAGACCATTCTTAAAAAGAGCATTATTGAGTTTAGCTGAATCAGAATACATTTATGCATATGGAGAAAGATTTGGAAAACTTCCTTTAATGAATTTAGATGAACAACATTTAGAGACAAGATTAGAGAATTCTTTTTCAAATATTAAAATGAAAAATTTTCAGTTTGATTCATTATCGAAATTTCTATGAACGATAAGTCAATCTTCATTGAAAATCTGTTACGTGCTTCTGGTGGATCTGGTTTAAGTAAAGAAGAATTAACGATTGCATTTAATTCAATTAAAAACATTCGTTCATTTGCGTATATGCTATCAAAGGCATACGAATTAAATCAAGATAAGTGGTTGACATGTAATGAAATATTTGATGAAGATCATGATGAAGTTTGGTCAGTTTGGCATCATATAGATGAAAAATATTCCACAGATTGGGGTTTTCCTAAGAAACAAACGGGATGTTACATCTATGGATTTTTTACAGAGAAACCAGAAGGAATTGCAAATCCATTATGTCAACATGTATTTTACATAGGACAGAGTAGATCGATTACCAGAGATGGTATGATAAACAGAAAATCAGACTTCAAAGGTTCAGTAAAAAATGATATAATAACTCAGCATGGCGGTGGTTTTCTTTTTAAACAGAAGTATGGTAAAGAGAATATTGATAAGGTATATCAAGCATACTTACCACTTCAACCATATAAGTGCAGAGACAAAGAAGCCGAACTGTTAGTTAATTATTTCAAAAAATATGGAAAACTACCAGACTGTAATCATGAGACTGATTATAGTAGAATAAAAAAACTATCAGAACAAAACACTTTGGATATATTTTATAATGAGTAACCCTTTTGATTATGTGAAAGAGATCCTTCAAGGCAAGAAGAATCTCATAAAAGATGCAGAGACAGAAAAAGATTATGTTCCATATCTGGTCAATCGTAGTCTTTCGTACTATTATGATTGTGTAATGTGGTCAAATGAGATGAATATTCGTCCATCTACAGACAAAAAGATGCAATTTGACTTTTTACTAAATACTGTACGGTCAACGAAAAGACCATTTGCTAAGTGGATTAAGCGTGAATCAAGTGAAGATATAGAATGTTTGAAGATACTTTATGGATATTCAAATCAAAAAGCCCTTGAAGCTCTACGCCTACTTAGTGATGAACAAATCCAAGAACTAAAAGAAAAAACCCGAAAGGGTGGATTAAGGAAATGATATGGCTGATATTTCTAAATTTGTTGAAGTCGAACTAGGTGAAGAAGATGACTTTCTGAAGGTACGTGAAACCCTAACAAGGATTGGTGTTTCATCACGTAAGGAAAGAATCCTCTATCAATCTTGTCACATTTTACACAAACAAGGTAGATATTATATAGTACACTTTAAAGAACTTTTTTCATTAGATGGCAAACCATCTAATATTTCTGAGAACGATATTCAACGTAGAAATACGATTGCAAATCTGTTGGAACAATGGGGATTAGTGAAGATTATGAATCCACATATTATTAAAGATAATATGGCACCGATCCATCAGATTAAAATTATATCATTTAAAGACAAAGACGATTGGGACTTAGTTACTAAATATAATATAGGTAAGAAGAAATCTGATTACTAAAATGGTGAGTAATTATGCACAAAGCGAAAGTAAATCCAACAAAGTTGGTGAACAAATATACTAAAGAAGAAGTATATACTAGGAATTACGAGGATGTGATTAGAGAAGGATCAAACGAATTCATTCGTGTCTTTACTCAATCAAATCCTCAAAGAACTTATCTTGTCAATCGTCAGGCATTTGAGATTGCCAAGTAAGTCGTGATGCCTTCGGGGTCACGTATTTTTAACTTGCTTAATAGGAGAAACGTATGACACGCATTTCATTTGGACCTCTGTTCCATCAAACACTTGGTTTTGAAAACTTCATTCGTGATGTAGAAAAAATGCTTGACAATGAAGTTAAACCATCAACATTTCCACCACACAATATCATCAAATCAGATGAGAACAAATATGTGGTAGAACTTGCTGTTGCTGGTTTTGCAAAAGACGAAATCGATATTTCACTACAAGATGGTAGTCTAACTATCAAAGGTGAGAAGAAAGAAAGCACACCTGATATTCAATATCTACATCGTGGTATCGGCACTCGCTCTTTCACCAAAGTAATCACAATTGCAGACACCATTGAAGTAAAGGGTGCTGAAATCAAAGATGGTATTCTACGTGTTGGACTTGAGAACATCATTCCAGAACACAAGAAACCACGCAAGATTGAGATCGGCAATGAACTAAAAGAGTTTAAGCCACAACTTTTACAAGAAGAAAAGTTAGCGGCATAAACGGTGGGGCTTTATGCCCCACTTTCTGAAAGATATATTATGAGAAAACCAAACAGTCAATACAAAATAGACAAAGAGACCAAGCGTTTGCTTGCGGGTATGTCTGGCGAAGATAAATCTAACTATCGTCGGATCACAATACAAGCAGACCTTGAACCCAAATCAGACTTCATGTTTAGAGACAAGAAGAAAAATAAGGGTGAGTCTAAAAATGAAGAATAAAACTATACCGGCTAAGTTTCTAACTGCACACATGAAGGCTGCAGAAGTATATGCAGAACTTTCTAGTGCTATACGTTTGAAAGTTGGTTGCGTCATCGTAAAAGATAACACAATCATTGGTATTGGTTATAACGGTATGCCTTCTGGTTGGGATAACAGATGTGAAATTGAATTACACCAACCAGTAGGTCGTGTAAATTTAGTCACTAAACCCGAAGTTATTCACGCTGAAGCAAATGCACTTGCAAAGGTAACACGTTCAACCAATTCTTCAGAAGGTGCTTCCCTATTTGTAACTCATGCTCCTTGCATGGATTGTGCAAAACAAATCTATCAAGCAGGAATAGGGCAAGTGTTTTATAAACATCTCAACTTAAAAAACAATGATGGGATAGACTTTTTAAAAAAGTGCAACATTCAATTATATCAATATGAACCCAAATGATGTTATCCGTTTGTTGTCAAGAATTCTTCCATGGATACCAAGTATAAATGAAGGAATTCGAAATGAAATACAACAAGTGATTGACCAACTCAAAGCGCAACAACGCCAATAATTTATTAACTGAGGAAAAATATATGAACATTCGTGAACTCGCCAAAAACATCGCATCACAAAAGAACGCACCTAAGGCATACAAGTATGACTTGTTCCTTCGTGACTTTGACAACAAAGTAGAATTGTTGGGTCTTGTTGATGACCCTACCTATGATATGAAAGACTTTGTTGGAAGGGAAATGTTATTCCCCCGCAAATGGGTAACCCTAAGGGTTTTAGATGCTGATATGAAGGTGGCAGTATAATGATAAAACTACTTACACTAAAAACTAATCACACCCTAATGGGGAATGTCACATATGATGAAGTTGATTTTGTGACTATTAAAGAACCTGTACAAGTGGTACAGATCCCACCACGTGCGGCAAATGATTCTGGAAGTATTGCATTTTCTCCATTCTTAGATTATACTAATGAATTCAGAAGTGGAATACGAATTAATCGTAATGATATTTTAACCACTACTACGCCTATACTTGAATTAGAAAATCAGTATAATACCATCTTCGGATCCGGAATACAAATTGCAAAAACACTTTAATGAGTAAATACTACACAAACATAACGGTATATGGTCCTCATATACTTTATCGAGGTGTAAAGAATGGTAGGCGCATAAAAGAGAAAATCAACTATGCGCCTACTCTCTTTTTACCTGCCAAGAAAAAGACCGACTACAAAACTCTGTTCGGTGAATATCTAGAACCCATGCAGTTTGCTAATATCAGAGAGGCAAGGGACTTTGTTAAACGATATGAATCCGTAGAGAATTTTAAAGTCTATGGTAATGATCGTTACGCCTATGCATTTATTGCCGACAATCACAAAGGTTTAATTGATTGGAAGATGGATGAACTGTCAATCGTAATCATCGATATTGAGGTTGGTTCTGAGAATGGTTTCCCTGATCCTTACAGAGCAACAGAACCAATTACTGCAATCGCTGTTCGTCAATTGAACGGAGGCACTACTGTTTATGGTTGTGGTCACTATGATAATAATGATGAAAATGTCAGTTATGTTCGATGCCAAGATGAAATAGAATTATGTAAGAAATTTCTAAGTGATTGGCAACACAACTATCCTGATGTGGTAACTGGT